TGCAGGAGATCGAAAGCGCGAAGATAGGTGCCATGCCATTCGCGCGGCTCGCCTTCCTCGATCTGCTCGACATCGCCCTTCACCCAGTCCAGCGCCGGGTTTTCCGCCGCCAGTGCCCGCTTCCATTCGTCATCCGTCAAGCCATCTTCCGGCGCCCGCGCCTTCATATAACGGGCACGGAAGACGGCCCTCAGTTTTTTGCCTCTTCCTCAAGCCAGACGACATCGGCGTCGGACAGGCGGGCGGCGCAATACTCCACCGCCTCGACGAAGCGGCGTCCCTTGGGATGGGCGAGGATATCGAGCGCCTGTTCGGGCGAGTACTCGATATCAAGACCCTTCCAGTCGTGCAGGATATGCTCGCAATAGAGCCGACCGATCTCGCAGGTGCGGATCGAGGGTGGAACCTCGCCCTTGTGCTTGCGCGACAGTGCAACGAAGGCCTTATCGCGGGCGATCTGGTAGGCATCCGACTGGATGGAGGAGACCTTGAAGAAGACGCCGGGCCAGGCGGGATATTCAATCCAGTCGCCCTTTTCCTCGCGGGTCACATCGACCAGCAGCGAGGCGACGGAGGCGACGCGGCGGGGAATGGCGGTCTCTTCCGCCTTGGCAGTCTTGGCATTGCTCATGTGATTTCTCCTATGCCGGTAGGTGGGCGCGACGATCCGGCAACCGCCGCGCCCGTGCCGCCCGGAGCCTCGGCCCGGTACGGACAGTTGAGGTGGTCAGTCGCCGGCCACCAGTCCCTTGGATTTCATGAGGTCGAGATAGTCCGATGTGACCGGGCGGCTTTCGACACCTGCCACAAAATCGACCGGCGCGGCGTTGACGCCATCCGGATAGCCCATGAAGGAAATGGCCGGGATGAAGGTTTGCATCGCGGCGGCGGGCTTGGCCTGCGCTTCCGCCGCAGCCTTTTCGGTCTTTTCAATCTCAGCCATCACGACGACCTCGTGATGGAGATCGAGGCACCGATCCCGCTGTCATAGAAGGCCTGGAACGGCACGGTCATCATGACCGGCTGACCATTGCCCACGGCCGGCGGCCCGCCATCCGTCAGCTTCACCTTCGGGATGGAGAACTGGTAGGAGTTGCTGGCCGCATCCTGAAGCGTGAAGGCGAGCGCGACCGTCGTGTGGCTGACAACAGCCTGATAGGTGTCCTTGTCGCTGAAATAGACATCCATCGAGCCGGTCAGTTCGAAGCGGCCGAGCCCGTGGCTCTGCGGCGCATACTGGCCGACAATGTAGTTCGGATAGATGTTGTTGTTGATGCGCAGCGAGAGCGACTTGATCAGCGGCGAGTTGGAAATGCCGGTGAGCCCGAGCGAGCCGACATTGAGGCCGGCATTGAACACGTCCGTCGTGGAAGCCGCGGCATAGGTCGCGCCGGAGATCGCGGCGGTCGCCGGATCGGCCGCCGTGATGCCCATCAGGCCCCACTTGGCGGAGACGGACTGCTGGGCTGCCAGCGTCAGGTCGAGCGTGTTCCAGCGAACGCCGGTATAGCGCACGAAAGTATCGGTTGCGCCCTGCTCGAAGAATTCCTCGATCGTCGCGGTCGCCGGCGTGATGCCATTCTTGAGGACGTTGGTCGCCCAGGTCGACTGGAAGAGATAGGCAAACCAGTCGTCATAGGTGCCGTAGCTCAGCAGCGTGTCGATCGACCCCTGCACCTGACGGCCGACATCGACGATGGAGCCGACGTTGCGGTCAGCGCGCACTTCGTTCGGGATATCGACCTGCTTGGCAAGGCGAAGGTCGGAACGCTCATAGCGCCGGATCTTGAAGGAAGGCGTCGACGGCGTCGTGCCGATTGTGACTTCCGCCACATCGGCAAGACGGACGAGACTGCCGTCAGTGATGTTACCCATGATGGTCTCCTTGATTGTGCCGATGTGAAGGCATCAGCGGAAGCACGCGCCGTGGTGCGGGACGTTGTGCGTCAGGTGCCGGTCTTGTTGAGGCGGTGCCACGTGACCGTGGCGGTCATCGCGAAATAGGTGGCGAAATCCTCGGCAGGCTGGCCTGCTCCGATGCTGATCTTCGACATGACGATCTGGCCGCCGTTGGCGGCAATCAGCGGCCGTTCGCGGAACAGCGTGAGGATCGTCTTGGCGTGGGTGCGCAGGTCGAGCGTGCCGTCACCAAACCGGCCCATGACGTGGAAGAAGGCGCTCCCCTCTTCCCGCCACAGGTTGTGGCCCGGCGCGCCGATTGATGCCTGCTGCTGATCGTCCTCGAAAATTTCGACATAGACAAACTTCCGGCCTTCGGCCGTCAACGTCTCGACGTTCTCGTTCTCGTATTTGACCGGCAGCGCCGTGAATTCGGCGTCCAGGCGGGCCTTAAACGCGTTGAAAATGTCGGGGCTTGCCATGCGTCAGGCCATGTTCATGATGATGGACGGATAGGTGATCGGCTGACCAGCCTGGCGATCCTTGCGGCGCGACCGGCCACGGCCTTTCAGGATGTAAGGCGCGCCAGGCATGACGCCACCTTGTATGGTCAGCCAGCGGGTTTCGAAGGTGATGGCTCCACTGTTCCTGCTGGCATTCCCGAACCGGCTGGCAAGCGCCCGTTTCGTTCCATCGAAAACATGCCTTGCCTTGCCGCCGCCGACGATGCCGCCTTCCACCTTGCGGATATAGGGCTGCGAGTTGGTCAGGATGACTTCCGCTGTCGTCGGGATGCTGTTCCAATCCGTCACCGGCTGGCCGTTCGCCAGAACCACGAAGCTGGACTTGAAGCGTCCGGACTTTTCAGGCGAGCGGCGTCGGATTTCCTCGATCGCGAAGGTGATAACCGGCTCCCAGAGCGAAAATTCGTAATATATCGGGCCCGGCGGCGTGACGCTGTATTCCGATGCGCCGCGACGGCCATTGACGGCCACGGTATAATTGGTGCTGGCGCGGCCGGACGAGATCAGCGCATTGCGCTCGGCGATGGCATAGTCGGCGAGCGAGCGCGCAATCGCTTCGGGCTGCAAGTCGGCTGTCGCCAGCTTGAGCGCCCGATCGAAGGTCGCAAAGGTTGCCATCAGCCGCGCACCACAAGCTCGATGCGCACAAGCTCACCGTTGACGAAGAAGCTCTTCGGCAGAATGACACGCATGTCACGCCCCCTCGCCCTCACGATATCATTGGCGCGCGGGATGCGATGATCGACGGTCGAGCCGACCGGAATATCGTCATCCTGACCAGGCCAGGACGCAGCAAACATCTGCGACGGCGAGAGGATGACAATCTGGTCGGACATCTGGAAATTGCCGACAACCTCTTCCGCCTTCAGCGCCCGCACGACGGCGCGGCATGTGACCGGGACGGCAACATCTGAGCCGGAGCGGCGCACGGTGCGCGTCAGGATGATGTCCTCGCCCGAACGGGCGAGCGCGGCATTGAGGGCCTGAAGCTCTCCAGACATTACCAGATCACCGGAACGCGATAATTGTTCAGGAGATCGACGACATCTGGCGGCATGTTCCCGGCGTCGGCGCCGGTCGAAATCCAGTATTGCACGCTGCGGACGCCCGGGATGTCTTCAGACTTCAGGATCGGGTCGCGATTTCTGGCGAAGTACCGCGCCTTCACAAGACGGATTGTCGCATCCTGGATGTCCTGCGGGATGTCGTCGACAGTGGCACCCAGCCCAGCCGTGAAAGTTGCGACGATCGGCCATGCCGACCATGATGCCGGATAGCCTCCCTTGTCCAACCTGCTGACAATGCCGGTTTCTTTGTCGATGCGAAAATCTACTCCATCCGCCAGCGCATTGCCATCTTCGGAAAGCGAGGAGAGCGTCACGACGGGCCAGCGCGAAAGCTGGATATCTTTCAGCGCGCCGGTCACCTGATAGGAAAAGTCTTCGCGATCCGGCCAGATTTCGTCCTTCACCGTCTCGGTCGTCAGGCGGCGATTGCAGAGCTGCGAGACAGCCGTCGAGGCATAGGCGATATAGCGCGTCAGGAGCGTGTCCGACGACGTGTCGGAAATATTCAGTTCAGCCTTGACGTCCGCCAGCTTGGCGAGATCGTACGATCCCGCAGGCGTCACAACCGTCGAGATGACCCTATAGCCCATTGGTCAGCCGACCATGGCCGCGACGGTCGCGGTGGTTCCGGTTGCCTTGACGCGGCGCGCTATTACCTTGATGACGGTTCCGGCTGCCACGCTTGTGAAGGTGAAGGCCTCCGTATCCTGATTGTCGACGGGGATGACGACAACGTTGCCTGCCGCAAGAACCAGAAGCGATTTTGCCACATCCGCAAGGTCTGCCGTGTCTGAGGGCGTCACTGCAGCGAGCTTGCGGGCGGGCGAATGAAGATCAGCACCAATGCCCTTCCAAAGATCACTCATCGTGCCATCCCTTTCGGCTTCATCGGCTTCATCTGGTAGTTGGCAGCCGGCTTGATGCCATATTCGGCACCGGGGTTAAACGGTCCAGGGTCTTCCCCGATTCCGTCTCGCACCAGTTCTGCCGCGTAGTCGTCGTTCTGGATGGCGACGCGCTGGCCTGCCGAATATGGCCGGCAATCCTGCTTGAGCGTGATCATCGTGACCATGATCAACCCTCCTCGCCGGCGGCGGGCGGTGAAGGCACATCGCCTTCGCCGATCGTTTGCGTCTCGGCAGGCTTGATGTTTTCGCCTTCACCCCCCTCGGAAGCGTTGATCACCTGTTCGGCGACAGCGGCGGCGGGTTCTTCCGCGTTTGCCACTTCCACGGAAGGACCATTTTCGGCTGTTTCCGGATCAGCATCCTTTGCCTGGCCATCTTCGGCACCTTGAAGGTTACCGTCGACCGGCAAGACGTCGTCCGTTTCCTCGACACCCTGCTTTGCTTCGCGAAGGTCAGCCACGGCCTTGTCGAATTCCTGGCGGATGAAGTCGGTCAGCTTACCGTTGGCGATGATGAGATGCAGGTGTCCGACTGTGGTATTTTCCTCGTCGGCGATCTCCTTGGCGATCTTGAGCAAGAGCGCGCGAACTTCAGATGCAATTTCCATGATCAGGTTTCCCGCAAGACATCGCTGATTGAGCCGCGATAGTTGAATTTTCCGACATGACCGAGGGTGATGGATGGATCGACGAAGACCTTGCCGCCATAGTCCCGGACACGATTGCAGAAGACATAGTCCTCCGAGATGAATTCGAGGCCGTTTTGTTCTGGACGGAACATCTCGAAATGAAAGGGCTTGATGTTTTCAGGCCAGTCAGCCGGACAACCGCAGCGCCATTCCAGATGATCGGCCATCATGCTGGCCAGGATGCCCTTGTTGATCAGAAGGAACGCCGCACCGACGCCAGCGACCTCGATGGCGCCCATCTCGTCCTGATGAACCTTGCCGTCATTCGACAGCGGGCGGCAGCACCAGACGCGCGGATCTGTGTTCGGCTCGGGGCACCGCTTGCGCCCGACGCCACCGATCACCGGCTTGTCGGATGCCAGGAGGCGCACGACATCGTTGGGCGACCATTCCATGTCATCGTCGATGAAAAGGCAGTCCGTAAAATCCGATGCCATGAAATGCGCGAGCAACTCGTTGCGCGCCCGGTGAACGATCGACCCACCGATCACGAACTGGAAACCGCATTTGATGCCCAGCTGGTTCAGCGTCATCAGCGTCGAGGCGAGGCTTGCCGTATACTCGACGACGGGATCTCTGGCGACGGGCGTCAGGATCATGACGGAGCGGGATTTCGCCCGCTCCATCCTTTCTTCGCGCAGGCTTGCGAACTTGCCGGAGTTCAACATGGGAAAGCCTGCGATCAGAGACGGTCAAAGCCGCCGAAGAAGCCGACGGCGCGCGCGGTCGACGTATCGGTGCCCGTGGCAGAAAGATCCTGTGCGAAGTTGTGACGCACAAAACGACGCGCTGCCGAAAGGTCGACATCGACCTCAAGCAGCCCGGCAACAGCCGACGCCGTGGTCGTGCCGGTCGCGACAACGGCATAGGTCGCAGTCTGATAATCGGCCCAGGTGCTGCCGTCGGCACTGTCCTGCACAGCACAGCCGATCGAAAGCGTCTTGCCGGTCTGCAGCACCGCATCCCACGCCACGCCGAAGACGGCGGAAAGCGGCATGGACCCTTGCGGGAATGCCATGCGGTCGATGGTCGCGCCGGTTGTGGTGGTTGCGTCGCCGGTGCCGGCAGCGGTTGCGGAGGCGCCGGCAGACAGGCGCTTGAGCGCCCCAAGGGCGCCGATATTCTTCTGCGTGACAATGGTCGAAGTCATTGCTGCAAGTCCTCGATAGCGAGTGAAAGGGGAAGATTGGAGATTGAAAAGCCTCCGCCGGCCTATCGGCGAAGGCTCGTCAGCGTCAGGCCGATCAGTTCAGAGCAGGAGCCCAGCGCACGCCCTGGATGACGGCGACGGCCTGGTCGTGGCGCATCTGGTGATCATGCTCGGAGATCGCGCGGATGACCGTCTCGTCGCGATTGAAAGCGGAGACGAGCGCATTGTTCTCGTCGTAGTAGGTGCCTTCGCGGGATACGGCGAGCTCGAGCTGCATCGAGTCGAGGATGATGTCTTCGTCCATTTCCACCAGGAACACGAAGGACAGGTCCTTGTTGGATGCGGCAGCGTCCCAGTAGGACGTGCCGATCTGCGTCGATGTCAGGAAGGGATAGCCGAGCAGCGTGCCCTTGTTCATCTCGTCGCGATAGACATAGATGCCGAGCGAGTTCTGCACGTTGTACAGGTAGTTCTTCGAGCGGGGATGCATCATCCAGACGCGCTTGACCGGATCGACATTGGCCATGTCGAGCTTGTTGACCGCGCCGGCGAGTTCGGCGGCCACGGTCGCAAGCGTGAAGTTCGCGGTCGAGGTGATGAAATTGCCGCCGGTCGAATCTGCCGGATCCGTGCCGTTCACTGCGAGAACGGAAGCAACGGACTTCGACCACACCCCAGGGGTTCCGCCATTGTTGACGACCCATCCGTTGGCAAATCCGAGATAGCCGCGAGGTTCCAGTTCCGTGCCCATCGACAGGATGAAAGCAGAATCTTCGCGGCGCGCCATGACCTTCACCAGGTCATCGCGAACGAAGGCGTCGATTGCCGGATTGGCATAGCGCATCATGTCGTTGGAGATCGGAACGAGCGCCGTCAGCTTCTTGTAGGAGGCGACGCGCTGGCCAACCGTCTGCTGCGATTTGCGGGCATTCTGGCCTTCCGCACCGTAGGATGCGGTTGCAGCCGAGTTCTGGCTCGGCATGGTCATGGTGCCGCGGGGCATCGGGATGTTGCGCGGGCCGGCGCCGCGAACAATCGCACGTGCCGCGAGGAAGGGAATGACTTCTGCCATCACGTCGGGCGGAACGAGATAGCCGCCGGCGGAACCGACGGAGGTGACGAGCGCCTTGGTGACCGGATGGCTTTCGCCATAGATTTCGGACACTGTCTGCTTGGCGACATGCACGCTGCCATCGGACAGCGCGATCATCTTGGCGACGCCACCCAGAAGAAGCGACTTGTCCTTGACGTATGCGTCGCTTTCGGCCGATGCGGGAACGCGACCGGTATTGGTCTGGTCGGGCGCCGGCTTGGCCGACTTCAGTGCCATCTCGCGAACCTCGTCGACACGCGCGATTTCTTCGTCGAGCGCCTTGATCTCCAGGTCGATATCGTTGACCGCCTTCTTGGCAGCGTCGAACGACTTCTGCTCGAACTTTTCTGCGACGGCTGCGCTCTCGAATTCGGACATGGCCTTTTCGCGGGCATTGATCTTCTCATCGCGGGCCTTGAGCAGATCCGCGCGCTTGATATGCATGTTCATAGTGGTCTCCCGGCGCTCTTGCGCCAAATTGGGTTTCGGGATCGGCCGGCCTGTCGCCGGATCAGCGCGGCGCTTTGAGCCGCAAGACTTCAACTTCGCGCAGGCGTTTTGCCCGCGCGTCGGTCTTTGCCTTCTCCGTGTCGGATCCGGCGGCCTCGTCATCCGTGTCGGACTGCTGGCCATCCTCCATCATGCCGCTCAGCATATCGTGGCCACTCTTGATGGCCTTGCATGCCTCCTGCAGGGTGGAAATCGTTTCGGCCGAGAATTTCCGACCGGATTTGAGACGTGCACCAACGATCGCCTTGACGATCGGCGGCGCGGTCTTTGCGCAAATGCCCTTTTCGACGGGCTCTTCCATTTCCGGTTCGACCCGCTCGAGGAGTTCTGCGACTTCCTCGTTCGTCAGCGCAATCAGGGCATTGCCAAGTTCGACCATGATGGCACCGAGCGTCGCGGGCATTGCCGAGCCATCCTCTTCATAGGCGGCTTCATATTCGACGGACTGCTGCAGCCAGTCGAGATCTGAAAGGATGCCAGCAAGCTGGCCGATCTGCCAGATCGACTTGATTTCGATCTTTTTGCCGGCTTTCAGAACTGTGGACTTGCGGGACGGCTTTGACATCTTGCCCTCGTAATATTCGATGACAGCCTTGGCCTTTCTGGCGACGTCATCCGGAAGATCTGACTGGGTGAGCGCGGAGGCTGCGGCCTTTAGTCCGTCGGCGCTGGCGACGAGCTTTCCATCGACCATCTTGGCAAACGGAAGCTTATAGGCGCTCCGCAGGTCCGGAGCGCTGGCGTCGTAGCAAAGGAAACCCTTGCGGGCAAAGGTCGAGTCCGGCGTATCGCTGTCGAAATCTGCCGCCCCAAAGATGCTTTCTGCGGCGCCTTCAGCGTTCCACTCACCGGCGTCCTCCAGTACCAGGTTCTTCGATGCACCGACCTTGAAATTGCCAGACGACTTGTCGAGGACGATGGCGTTCGGGTTGCAGGGGATCGGTGTGAAAGAGAATTCCATGATTTCCGACTGCAGATAGCGCTGCGGACCCTTCACCGGGTTGGCCTTGTCGAGCGGCTCGGACTTGAGCGACATGAACCCGATCGAAGCGCCGGGCACAGAACCGAATGTGATCTGCTTGTATCGGCGATCAGATTCCGGATCGTCACCTTCCGGCGGAAACTGAACGAGGGCGACCAGGCCATTCCCCTGTTTAGAAAGCTCGATGCACTTGGCAATCGGCGAGTTGGAATTGTGGTTCCAGAGGACCGGCCCGGCGCCGGTCGCCATGAATGCCTTCCAGGTGACGCCGGCGGGATCGATGATCTCGCCGTCGCGATCCATGTCGCCCGTGGACACGATGACGCGAACCTGACGGTTGTCCGACAGAGATTCCGTCTTGGCGCTGAAGTTTTTCTGGATCAGACCCATGATCTATTCTCCATCCTGCCGCCGGCTGCCATTGCCTGGATCGGCCAAGGTTCCGTCATCTGGACGACCGGCGTGGTCTGCAGCGCTGCCGGAAACATCGGAGCCAAGAGCCGCAGCGTTGACCGGGAACATAAGTTCATCGCCGCCCGACAGCGGGGGGAGACCCTCTTCCGCCCGGCATTCATTCGGCGTAGCCAAAGCGGACATCACCCGTTTACGCTGATTGTCGACACGAGTGCTTTCGGACGCGCGAAGGAGCTTCCGCTCATCGAAATCGGCCATCATGCCGTTGTCGCGGAGTGAGAATTCCTTGTCGAACTTCTGCTCCCACAATTCGAGATCGGGCATGATCGTCGCGTTGACATAGGCCTGATCGGCATCGTCGAGCCGCAGGCTCTTCAGTTCGGTCGAGACGTTGAGTTTCCAGAGCGGAACGCCAAACCAGCGGGACACGTCTTCGACCGAGAGTTTCCGCTGCTCAATGAATTGCAGATCAACCGAATTGAGCTGCATAGGCTTCCAGTCCATACCGTCTTCGAGGATGGCTGTGGTGCCGGTATTCGACAGGCCTTCGCGCAGGTTCTGCCATTGCTTGCGCAGTCGCTCGGCGGCGGGCTCCGATAGCTGGTTCTTGACTGTCAGGATGCCGGCAGGGCGCGCGCCATTCGAGATCCATCTGCCCGCCTGCTGCTCTTGCGCCATTGATACACCGATGGAGTCTCGTGCGAGGCTAATGGGCGAAATCCCCACTGTCATATTGAAGGCGAGGCCGCGAAGATGGAAAACATCCTCGGCCGGAATGGAAACCGGCAGGCCGCGCAGCGCCGCGATCTGAAAGAGGCCCTGGCGGTTGATGTTGTAAAACAGCTGTCCGTCGGACGCCTCGAGCACCATCACATTGTCCGGATTGACCGGGATCAGCGCGGTAGGATCGCCACGATGATCACGCAGGATCACGGCATAGGCATTCCCGCGAAGGAGAAGGGCAACCTCCATCTGAACGGCGAACTCAAACCAGGTCTGCACCCAGTTCGGCGAGCGCAACAGAGCCGAGAGCGGGTGATCAAGGATCGCATCACCGGCCCGGCCATCAGCAACCGAAAAGATCCGCGGGGTGCAGCGGGCGAAATCCTTGGCGCGCTGCATGACGGCAGCATAGACCACCGACACCGTGACGGCTGTCGCCTGGCTGACCTGGACGCCCGCAACAGACGGAACGGACCCGAGCGTTGGCAGATATCCGCTGGACGGTACGCCGGACGCTGCTTTTCCGGTAATGGCATGGTCGCCAGACCGTGTCGAAAGCGACGAAAGGAAACCCATCAGCGCACACCGAAGATGGCTGTCAGGGTGAGCACCAGGCCGGGCACAACGAAGGCGGCCGGAAGATAGACCAGAGACAGGCCGTAACCGACAAGAGAAAGGCCTGCTGCGAGGGCGATCTCACGGAACGAAATCTGACCGGCAAGCCAGACGAGAGCGGCAAGCGCATTCAGGATAGCAGACCACAGAAACCGGAAGAACGTTTTCATATCACCAGCAGCTCGCGCTCTTCGTAAATTGATATCTGGCGGACAGGCATCGGGTTGGTGGACATGACGCTGCAGGCGTCGAACAGCGCCATGGCCGGATCAATCTTGTCATCCCCGGCGTTCTGTTTCGTGGCTCTAATCGCGGTGGCTGTTGCCTCGATCTTTACGTTGCTCACGCACCAATTCATCAGCGATGATGGCGCATGACGAAGCGTACCACGCGCCAGGCGACGCTCCGCGGTCTTGATGGCATTCATCAGTCTTATGCCTTGACCCACACCGACGATCTGGTCGTCTTCTTTCGTGATGCCGACCTTGTCGAGCTCGTCCACCAGTTCGCCGTATGGCCCTTCGACGTCGATGCATACGCAGACTAAGACGCCCGCATCGCGCACTTGCACAATTACGTCTATGATTTCAGCAAGGTCCTGAAGACGATCATCAACGATCGTTAGCTCTTCCTGCGCCTGAAACTGAAGAAGCTTTGGCGCAATCGTTTGCCGGCGCTCCAGAACGCCCTCATGGCACCAGGCATGCGTCCAAGAAAGCCAGTCCTTGGTACCTGTCTCTCGACCAACGACACTCAACCCGAAAAGATCGTCGAGGCCGCCGCCATCGATGCCTATGACGACAGCCTCGCAACGCTCCAATATGGCGTCCAGGGTGATCGATTCATCGCTACGCTCAAGCCAATAGTCGGCACCCGGCCAACCATCTGATTTCAGACCGATACCAACCTCGATGTTGAGGTGCTGGGACGCCCAGATACGGCGGTCCTTTTCTCCCTTGGCCTTTTCGCCTTCCCAGTCCTTGATCAGGCTGTCGAGGCGCATGGAGCGGCCGAGGTTCGGCATGACAAGATGCCAGCACTCCGGATTTTGCCAGAGGTTGGCGTCTTTGGCGATGTGCTCCGGGAACTCGTAGAGCACCGCCAGCATCGCGCGGAATGTTTTGCCTTTGAACTTGCCGTCGCGGATCTTGCGAGCGGTGATCAACTCATCGCGAAAGACACCGGCGGGCGGCTCGTCCGACTGTGTCGTGATGATCATGAAAAACCCTTCCGAGTTCTTCTCGAGCCCACCACGTATTTGCCGGATCACTTTCGCGGCGTGAGTGTTTCGACCCAGCAACCAGAGTTCGTCAAGGAGGACGAAGACAGGCATTGATCCGGTCAGAATGTCCAGGGAGAAGGTCTTCACCTTCATCTTGGAGCCGTTCTTTTTGTCGTGAATTTCCTTGAGGTGGAATTTCACGTCAAATCGACGCTGAAGATCGGGGTCCAGGTTGATCATCCCGGCCGCCTGCGTGAAAGCGCGATCCGAAATCGCCTGGGTGGGACCGATGAACAACATTTCGGCGAGAGGCCGGACATTCATCAGCATGGCAGTAACGATCATGCCGCCTGAATATGTCGTTTTGGACTGGCCTTTCGGCACCATCGCCATGACTTCGCGGATCATCCGCTCATTCGTCACAGGGTTTCGTGAACCGAAAACGGCGCGAACAATATCGCGAAACCAGTCTCCGCAGGCATCCTTCAGTTTCGGAGTTCCGGGAACATCCGGGAGCCTCAACTCGTCGAAAAAGCTGACTGCAATATCGGCTTCGTCACGGAACAGCGGAAGCTCCGGTACAAGGGAGCGACCAGACAGGATCCGCTCCTCCCAATCCGTGCAGGACAAATCCCACGGAATGGAAGGCGTGAAGTCAGTTGAGCTTGTGTGCAAGACCATCGCGTTGGGCCATTAACTGACCAAGCGGCGAAGAGGTGTCAGGGTTTTGCGCATCGCGCAGCGCCTGTTCCTTCTTGCCAAGTTTCTTCTCACGCTCCGCAGAGTTCTTAAGCGCCCGACGCTGGAAGGCGTCATCGGCGATCATTGCGCCTTCGAGCTTTCTGTTCAGCTCCTTGATGGCGCCGACGTTTCCGGCCTCTGCCTGTTCGTAGAGCCGGAGGAGCATCTGCCCCTCGAGCCGGAAGCGGCCTTCATCGCGATGCTTCAGTTCCGAAAAATAATGCTTACGAAGCGTTGGTTCGGTGATGTTGAGAGCTGCCGCCATTTCGTTCGGCTTACGACCAATTGCGATTAACAGCATGATTTTATTGCGACTTTCTTTTGTCGGCTTGTGTTCGGGCCGACCCCTCTTCGGTGAAGAGCCGTCAATCAGCACTCCGAAGAGGTCGAAAATCTCGTCCGACATAAAAAAAACCTCTGGCTGAGCCCAATGCGGTGGGGGACCCGTTTCGGGCCGGGGATTTAAACCCCCTACCCCTGGCTCGACGATGCCAGCCTGTCGGTTCTCGCTCGCACTGTCTTCAAGGTATGATGCGAGCCGCACAAGCATTGACCGTTCTTGACGTCCAAAGGATCGCCACCATCCTGGCGCTCAATGATGTGATCCGCGAAGAGGCGTTGCGGCGCACGCACTTGGCAGCGGCCATTCTCGTCAACCCATTCGCATTGCCACCCGGCTCGGACCTTGACGGCGGTGCGCCACTGTTGATGCGCCGCCGTTCCCAGTTCCTGATCAGCCTTCTTGGGTAGTGGCTTCACGCTTCGGGTGTCGAGCATGCGCACCCCTGTCTGCAGCATCTTCACGCGAGGACGTTGTTTGACCGTCACACTCACGCCCCACAAACACGAAGCCCGCCGATGTCTCCACCAGCGGGCTTTCCGAACCTTTTTCAGTGTCATCAATCTATGTCAACCAGCTGACGCATAAAAGCCTTGTCGCGTCATTTATTTCTCAATGTTTTCAATAACCAACTCGCGATCATCCGCTTTTGCCTTTCGCATCCACGGAATACGCACCGGATGAAACTCTGCAATCTCGAATGCTTCGACCGCATCAACCAGCCCATTGCGAAGGTGCAGCAATGCATCTTGCCACAGTTGCCACTCTGCCCTCGCCTGGATATCGACGAGGATGGACCTTTTCAGTTCAAACTTCCGGTATGCCCCCGCCTTTGGCCGATGCTTCCGGCGATCATAACCATCCGCAGTCTCGATCTGATATGGCCGGCCATCCTTGGCGCCGACCGTCGTCTTGATGAACCATGCGGGCTTACCGCCCATCATAACCAGGCGGAACCCGATATCGCCATCGATCCGCCAATCCGGGCCGCGCCCGAGCAGCGCCACGCGGGTGACAAGCGACACCATTGCCGCGCCAGACCACATGTCGGCTCGCCAGTCCGCACGCGACGTGAAGCGCGCAATCTCATCCTCGATCAGCCCATGAGGATCATCAAATTCAGCCAATGGGTTCCAGGACGCCGGAAATTCGATCTCAAGCTTGGCCAGCGCCTTGACCGCGCGCCCCACCTTGAGCGCGTCAGGATGCGGATCATCCGTTGAAATGAAGTCGGCGATAACCCCAAAGGTATTCGGTGTCCGGTCAATCAGTGTGCCCAGCTCCACAACATCGTTGAACGAAGACCCTGCCGAAGCGTAGCCGAGAGAGACCTGACCACCACCCGCCCCAACCTTGCAAAGCTCTTCCCGAAACGCCCATTCCAGCAGCTTCTCAATGGTGATCTTCCGCTTCATGGTCTTCTCCTGATAGTTCTGACAGTTTAACTGACAGTTTCCAGATAGTTTTATTCAATGAATTCAATGGCCTTGATAGTTCTGACAGTTTTCCAATACATCACATTGTCTTTTCCCCCTTCCCCCTTCGCTTCCTATGCTAAGGACGCGAAAAACTGTCAGAACTATCAGACAAACATTGTTTTTCCTCGATTTTCCGCCTCACAAACTCGCAGAAAACTATCCGGCAAACTGTCTGGAACTGTCTGCCACCTGATAGTCTGAACAGCGAGACACAGGTGCGCGGGGGTTGCGGGGTCATGGCAGGAAATCCTCGTAATCGGCGGGCGGCGGCCGGTTCGTGTCCTGCGCATCAGGCACGTTGACCAGCTGAATGCCGAAATAGAGGACGATCCCAGACGACTTGTCCTTCTCAAACTTCCTGCTCATCTCGCGCCCGAAAGCCGTGTTGTTCATCGGCTTGCCGCCCTGGTCGATCGTGAAGTTGCAATAGGCCTGATAGAGCAGCTTGCCCTGCACGGGCGGCGCATCCGGGTTGCGCACGATGCACCGCGCCACGAAAGCCGCCGTGCGGTCCATGTCGTCGCGATATTCCTGCGTGGCCTTGCGCACGGCCTCGGGGATCACGAGGCCCTCGCGCAGATAGATGTTCACTCCCTCAATCAGCCAGTTGAGGATGCCGGAATATTCCGGCTCGAAATCCGCCAGCACTTCCTGAAAGTCGCGCCGATCCTCGACCGCGATCTGCTTTGGCCAGAGGATCACGGCCATGCGCCGCCAGATGCCCTCATCCGTGCCGGTGATCTTCGGATAGCCGTTGCCGCTCATCATGGCGATGAACTGCGGTTCGAAATCGATATAGCCGTTGAAGAGGTCGCGCGCCGTCACGGTCTCGCCGCCGGTCAGCTCCTTCACCAGGTTCTCGCGCAATGGCTCGCCTTCTGGCAGCTCCTTCACGCGCAGCATGCGCCGGCCATAGAGCCGCACGATATCCGGGCTCGCCCCGCCTGACGATGAGCCCTCGCCCACGATACTTGTCGAAGGCAGCGTCACGGAGGCGGACCCGAGAAGCCGGCAAATCGTCTCCATGTAGACCGACTTGCCGTTTGCGCCCGAACCGTAATGGAAGAACAGATATTGCACCGTGATGCCGAGGAGGCTGAGACCGGAGCTCACCTGCACAAGTCTACGCACGGCCGGGTCCGGCAGCTTCGTCTCGATGAATCTGTCCCAGCGTGGGCACTTCGCCGCGCTGTCATAGTCGACGGGGATGACGCTGGTGATCTTGTCCTCACGCCTGTGGCCGGGATGCACCTTCAGCGAAAAGGCGCTGCAATAGTCGATATACTCCGCCGCATCGGGCGTTTCTTCCAGGCTGACGAACCGGGCGTTCTTCCGCCGCGACATGGTGAGATCAAACCGCAGCGTCGCGTTGCGCGCCGCAAACATGTACTTGTCCGCGTTCATGTCGTCAGGGCTGACGAGAAGATGGGGCGCGGCGCATTCGAGCGCCGATTTCATCCGCCCGCTGTTCTTCGAGGTCACGGCATGCTTGGCCCGCGCCGATTTCCGCTTGTTCAGCGCATCGAGCGCCCCTTCCGCAGCTTCCGCAACGAATTTCTGCCCCGGCGTCCTGAAACTCGGCTCTATGTCCAGATAGTCCTTCCCCGCGTCATAGGCCTCCTGCTCGGAAGGGATCATCTTGAGGTATTCAGCCTCCAGCGCGATCCGGTCGCCAAGCTTCTGCGCAATGGCCAGGCTCTTCGGGCCGCCATTCGCCACGTCCCAATGCGTGCCTGTCCACACGGCAAAGAGCGGCTGTTTCGCCTTCTCCTGCGCGATGACTAGAAGATCCTGCCCGAAATGTAGCCGGAGCCGTTTCGCATTGTCCGTGTCCGAATGGTCGAGTTCTGCGCATTCGGCAAGGATAGCCGGATCGACCGGATCATCCTTGCCGACGGCGGTAATGGCCTCATGGGCCGAACGCCCCTTCAGCGCCGAGGCCTCGCCCTCAATCACCACGCCCGCATTTTGCCCGCGCTGCGCCTGGGCAATCGCCAGCATGCGCGCGACGGCGTCGGGAAGTTTCAGATGCTCTGTCATGCTATGCACTCGCCATCGTCCTTTTGGCAAAGGACGCCATCCGTCGACAGAGCAAAATCTCCCTGCCGTTCTATAAACTCTCGGAGCTGCCGACGGCTATATCGATCACTGAATTGGTGCATGCGGGCATGCTCATGATGCTCCCACCACGCATGACGCAATGGCATATCCCTTGACAATGCCGACAGATATGCTTCCGATTTTAGGAAGCAGCCATCGCAGTTCCCGCCGACCGTTTTCCCCCTGACAACAGGCAACGCTAGGTCGAACGGCTGCCCTCGCCAAAATGCATGAACGTCATGCTTTCCAACGCCTGCAGCGCGCAGCGGCGTCCAAGGTGTAGATCGGTTATCCCTGAAAGGCTCCCGATGCTCCTCATCCGCTCTGAAGCCGATCGCGGATGTCCATGACTTCCATCCTTTCGAAACAAGGTATCGCTTCGCCGTCAGTGTCTTAAGCTCCTTGGAACACCACTTCTTGAATTGATTTGGCAGAGCCTGCTTCTTTGCAATCAGAGCATCGAACGGCTCACCTTCTCGCGATGCGCCCTGAAAACCTACCACTTCGAAGAGCGGCATGACGGCCCGGAATTCGAGCCAGGTGACAGGCACTCCCCAGCGCGTCGTCTCGGACAAAGTCGAGGGTTTGCGGCATTTCTCGTCCTGTATTCTGAAAAGTAACTTCGACGCGCTCCGGAAGGCTTCCGTTTGCCTCAAGAATTTGATGGAGCATAAAGGCTGAAGTCCTACCACCGCTGAAAGCGATCTGAACACATCCGGTCGGCAACAGATATGGGGAGACCATCACGCCGCCTCCTTCATGGCTTCCGCCACCTGCTTCGCCACATCGGCCCAGTCCATCTTTTCCGGCGGCCAGCACGGCACGATCGTCAGCCCCTCGCGCGCAAGCCGCGCCTCGGCACGGGCAATGGCCGAAGCCGTCCAGACCGGTTCACTGTCTCCATCGACCGCGATCACGAACTCGCGCACATGGTCTGGCAGGGTGAGCGCCCGATTGTCATTGGCCGCTGGCACGGGACCGGGAATACGCCGCGCACGCCATCGGCCGCGCGCGTCCTGGTCCTTGATCGTCGGATGAGAGAAAGCCGATTCGGGATCGGCCTTGCCGGCAAGGTTGTCCATCGCGCCCGTGGCCAGATAAAGCGTATCCTCGCGCCACCCATCGAGCGCCGCAAAGCCCAGCACACTCTCGATCCCCTCGGCCGCGACCCAGCGGGCAGCGGAAAGATCGCCAAGAACTGGGATTAGTGCCCCAAGCTTCGAGCCCTGCATCTTCTTTGATGCCATCCTCTCGTAATGCCCGGCTTCGATCATATCCTGCGGAGGCTCGACCTTCGGCGGCAGCTGCGCGACGCCTGCCTTCGCTGCATCTTTGCTGCGCGTCCAGAGCACCACGCGGAATTTCGGCGGCGCGGACATGTCGATCCACGTTTCGTGACAGCCAACGACTTCGCCATCCAGAGAGACAAAGGGCGCTATCTGTGCAGGTCCCTGATGAACGATCGTCGCATAGCCACGCTCGTCACGGTGCGCGTCTGACCAGTAGCTATGCGCAGGATCGAACCGAATATTTTCAAAAACCGCCTCAGGTACATCGAAACCGATGCGTTCCTTCAGATAGGCCGCAACAACGCCGTTATCGTCCCCGGCATTGAAATAGATGCCACGCCCTTTGCGAATGGCCTTTTGGCGCTGCCGCTCGCCCTCGTCCTCGCGCTCCTGCGCACGACGCTCCGCGTCGGCCTCAGCATGGGCGATCCGCTTCAGCCTGACTTCCCGCTCCTCATCCGTCTCGACCGCGCCGCCATCCGGGATAGGCTGTCCAAGAACCTCGGAACACGCTTCCAGAAAATCGAAAGGGTTGCGCACATCCTTCTTCAGTTCGTGCGCAGCCAGAGCAATGGCATCCGTCCCGCGCGCATCGCATCGGCGGCAGAAGAACGCGCCCTTTTTCCAATTCACATTGTAGCGATCCTTGCCGCCACATTGCGGGCAGGGTCCAACCCATTCGGCCTTGCCGTTCTTGCTGACGCGCCCGAACCGCCCCGCAATCTTCACGAACGGAACTAACCGCGCCTCGGCAATGAAAGCCTTGATGATCTCGTTCATTCCGCCACCTCGATTTTCTTCGCCTTCGAAAAGTGCAGACAAGGCGGCGAAACGTAGATCACGACGACTTGACCGATACGACCATGGTCAAGCGGTGCAATCGCATCGACCAGGTTCGACCCGCGAAGAGCGTCAGGATGGTTGGCTGCGTGGCGCGCAAGCACATCGGGGTTATGATTGACCGGATGGCTCTTCATGCTGCCACCGCCTTGACTGCCAGATGGTTGCAGTTGGCGGCGACCAGGGCACGCGCAACAGGAGGGCAAACGCTGTTGCCGACGCAGCTCACCTGCACCTCTTTCGAGAATGGCACCCACACCGGCCCGCCATTGTGGCCGATCCGCGTTTTGTCGAAATACCCGTCGATCCGGTAATCGCGCGGGAAGCCTTGCGCGTTGTAAAGCTCGCGCGGCGTCAACATGCGCATGCCGATATCGACCACCACGAAGGTGACGCCGTCTATATCGATCGTCACGAACTCGCGTTCGTCCCATACGCCATGCGCCCGCAGGAAGTCGGCGACCTGTCGAGCGCGGCCGGCCTGCGCTTCCGTGAACGGCGGCACATCAATGGTGGCTTCTATATGCCCGAACCTGTCGCGCGTCGTCACGGTGTGGCCCGCACCATCCTCGCGGCACCCTTCACCCGTGCCATAATAAGATTGCAGGTAAGGCATGATCAGGCGGCTCTTGCCTTGCCCCTCCGGCATGACGGTCGCGGCCGGAACATCCACGGCATGCCCCGTCGAAGTGCCGAAATCCCGCGCAACATAGGCAGACACCAACTGCTGATGGCTTCCGGTCTGCGTTATCGTCGAAGATGCATCATCGAGAGATCGTCCGGGATTGACGCCACCATGTCGACGGCTGTCATTGTTGGCCTGCGCCATATACCCGCAGAACATTGCGTTCTGGTCCTTGCCGCTGGCCGTGATGGTGTGCGCTTGCCCATCCATCGGCCGGCTTGATCCACCCTGTTGCGCATAGGTCAGAACGGGTGCCAACAGGCCAAGAGGAGCCGCGCCGCCGGGACGCTTGACATAGCTGTTGGCCGTGATCGTGGGCATCTGCCCGTCAATCGCCGTACCCGTCGCACCCGTATTGAAACGCTGGATGGACGGTGAAATCAGCGCCTTTTCCCCACGGTGAGCCCCCGTAATCGTCATAGCCGGCTGGTCGATATCTTCGACTCGACCGCCGTGTGTAACGTTCACAAGAAACGGACGCTTGGCCTTCAACACGAACCGATCAAAGCCGCGCGCGATGCGAGCCTCCGAATTGTTTGCGAGAGGCCGGACCGCCCGAAGCCCATGCTTTTCCCAGATCTCGGCAGCAGTATCGAAGATCGAGGGGCAAGGCAGGCTGAAGTCTATGCCGCTTGCAATGATCGGCCATGGCTGCTTCCTACCTGCAATAACATCCGGATCGTCAGGTGCGCCGTGCGTCGGCTCCGGCCACACGATTTTCAGGCCGTCGAAGCGGATGATGATGAAGAGCCGCTTGCGGATCGTCGGCGCACCATAGTCACGCCCCCGCAACTGCCGGCTTTCCATCCTACCGCCGAGCTTGCGAATGGCCTTGCACCATTTCTGATAGGTTTCGCCCTTGCGCGCCGGATCTGGCATCAGGCCCCGCTTCGTCTCGATCAGCGGCCCGTAGTCTTTAAACTCCTCGACATTCTCCATCATGACGACATCGACCTTGCCGCCGCTCTGCTGGATACGCTCGATCCAACCGGGGATGATCCAGCAGAGATCGCGAATGTTGCGCTCGACAGGCTTCCCGCCCTTCGCCTTGCTGAAATGCTTGCAGTCCGGAGAAAACCACGCGAGGCCGATATGCTTGCCGCGAAGATGGTCGAGCGGATCGATCCGATAGACGTTTTCCGAAAGATGGATAGTGTTCGGGTGATTGACCGCATGAAGCGCCAGCGCCGCCGCATTGTGGTTGATGGCATAATCCGGCGAACGGCCAAGGGCCTGTTCGATCCCGGTCGATGCCCCGCCTCCGCCGGCAAAGCTGTCGATGATGTAGGGTCCATTCGGACCCATCATCGCTTGCGCGGAAAGAGCCACTCCGGCAAACAGGCTTCCAACGTGGGCGTTCATAATTCCCCCTTCGCCTTCTGAATGTCCGCGTCCTGTGCAATGCGCAGCTGCCCGCGCGCGATCATGGCCGTTAGGCAGTCGTCGAATTCGGCTGGCCAGTGTTCCCGCATGCCGCAGAGAACCGGCGTTCCCGGTGTCCAGCCCCTCAAGCCATAGGCGTTGCGCACATGGCGGATATGTTCGTTGGGAAGCGGGATGCCTGCGGCGGAGGCAACGCGATGCGCCTCACCGATCGAAGGGGCAGCGACGATGATCAGGAAGGTGCGATCCTCACGCTTCGCCAGCATGGGAGCCTCCCTTGAGCGCCTCGGCATTCGCCCGACCGAGTTCCGTCAACTCCCATTGCGACGGCGAAGCGCGATTTCCTCGCGTCAGCCGCACCACCAGACCCTGATCTTCTAGTGTGCTGGCCGTGGCAACGATCTTGCTGACGCCCCCGCTTCGCCACAGCCCGACCTCCTGGCAGAACTGAGACGAAAACTGCACGGGCGTTTTCCGCGCCACCATGATCGTCAGGATCAAGGCCGCCACGCTGTCTCGAACGCGAACAGGAAAACGAGAAAGCTGGAGCCGCGCCTTGCGCTCCTCTTCCTCCAGAGCCCGCAGCCGCTCGGCCTCGGAAACCTTTGCAATCGGTTCGATGACAACGAGTTCGCCACGTTCAACACGCGCCTTTCGTTCGGCAGAGGCCTTCGACTTTTCAACGGCGACAGCGCGCGCTTCTGAAAGCTCGATCGCGTGTTCCATACGAAACCCGCCACCCGTTTCGGCAATTCTCACCAGGGCCGGATAGGCTGGTGCTCCAGCCTCCAGAAGCAACAATGCCCCCTCTTTCGCCTGGTGCGCCGGCATGTTGTAAAACCCCGGCTTGGGCGGCAAAACGGGCCACACGATCGGGTCCAAAACAAGAAAACGCTTCGTGTTCAACGCCATTTCGAACCTCCTGATTTCGGGGCTTTCACGGCCGCCTGAGCCTCGATCACCGCGGCGGCCGGCATGTCCGGAGCGGCAGGTTCTTCCGCTACCTTTGCGGCCGCATCCGGCGTCAGATGCGCAAAGGCAATCGCCCGCTCGCGCTCCTCATGCCGGCGCTGCCAGTCGGCGATCCGGTCCATCATCTTTTCTGAAACGCCGCTCGATTTTCCGCTGGCCTGCCGCTCGCGCCAGGCGAGCTCCGCCAGCGACGGATGCCGCGACATCCATTTGCCGATGCAGGGCATGCCGTCGGGAATGGCGCGGATCACCTTCGGATCCTCGGTCACGAGGCACCATTTCGGGCATTGGTCGAGATAGACATTGAGAGCAAACCGCAAGCCTTCTCTGGCATTGTCGGTGGCGATGACAAGCATGATCCCGTCGAAATTCATTCGGCGGCCTCCATCGTCTGGCGATCCATCAGATCGAAGAGCGTGGGCATCGCCATGTCGCGCACGGCGGCCTCGACATATTTCGCACCGTCGAGGAAATAGCCCGGGTTGAGTTCGGTCGCGACCGCCTTGCGGCCCTTGCGGATCGCCCGGTAAGGCACGGTCATCAGCCCGCCGAACGGGTCGAACACGGTCTCGCCCGGCTCGGTATATTGGGCGATCGCCCGGTCGACGATGTCGAACTGCAGCGGGCAGAGATGCATCTCGCGCCCCGCCTGCGCCTGCAGCGTGTTCATGGACAGCATGCGGGTGATGTCGGTCCACACATCGTCATGCTTGGAATGCGGCGGCAGCAGCATGAAGGTCGAAGGCAGAAGCCCGCGCTCTTCCAGATGCTCGGCAATCTTCACATGATGCTCGAAATCATAGATCGCCTCGAGGCTGTACCGCTTCCACAGCTTGAAGATCTGGTGATGCTCCAGCCCGCCAAGCTCGGCCGGCGTCAGGAAGCGCTCGCCCGAGGACGGCATGTAGCCATGCGCATCGAGCTGCCAGCGGGCGCGGCTGTAGCCGTCCTCATTGGTCCAGACGCCGCCGGCGCCGGTCCATTCGCGCTTGTCCTTCTTCACCGGCCGGTCGGCATAACCGTTCGAGGCATCGCTCGGCGGCTTGCGGAAAATCAGCAGATATTCCGGCATGCCATTGCCCATCCGGCTGCCGTCCTTGCACTGCTCCGACCAACCGAGCCGGTAGGTCTGGTTATTCTCGCGCACCACGTCCGTGGTGATCGTCTTGCGCGAGAGAAAGGCAAAGCCATGCTTCTGGAAGGCGCGGATGCAATCGTCGGAAAAGGGATAGACGGTCTGGAAGCCGAGACCGGTCATCCCGCCCGGCACGATCCGGTCCTTCACATGGATTGCCGCGACCCGGCCCGGCGATAGCACCCGAAGCAACTGCGGGATCAGGAAATCCATCTGTTCCCAGAAATGCCCGTTGTCGTCGGTATGGCCGAAATCGGCATAGTTCGGCGAATATTCGTATTGCGTCGAAAACGGGATCGAGGTGACGATCAGGTCAACGCTGTCGGGCGCCATGCGTTGGCACTCGACGACGCAATCGGAATTGACAATGCGATAGCCCTCACCGGCGATCTCGACCCGCTCGACGCCGAGCGCCCGCGTCAATGTCGCGGCAATGGCCGCGCTCGAAAGCCCGTATTCCTTGATGATCTGGGTCATGATCGCCCTCTGCTCGATGTGGCGTTTCCACTTCGCTTCCAGGCTTTCACGCGCCGACCGTTCGGCCTCGGTATAGATGAGGTCGATCCGCACCTCGTGGCCCTGCATGAAGCGCATGATCCGGTGGACAGCCTGGATGAAGTCGTTGAACTTGAAGCCGATGCCTAGAAAGATCGCCCAGTGGCAATGCCACTGGAAATTTGGGCCGGAGCCCAGCATCTGCGGCTTTCCGGCCAGCTCCTGAATGCGACCTTCCGAAAAGCCGATGACGGCCGCCTCGCGATCTTCGATCTCCTGCGAGCCATAGACCGAGACGACGCTAGGGATTGCCGCCTCGATCGCCGCCCGCTCGCTCTCCAGATCGTGCCAGAGGATCCTGTGTGCTTCCGGGTCAAGCGCCCGAAGCTCCATCATCTTGGCGATACGATCGTCGATGCTGTCCCGCTTCTCCCGCGCCGCGTCAGAAAGCGAGGCGGCGGCATTGCGCAGCAACCGCCCCTGCCCGTTCTTCTCTGCCCCCGCAGCACGGTGATCGCTCGGCAGCTCGTGCCAGTGCACGACCATCGGCGGCAGATCATAGCCCTCGTCCGAACATCCGAGATCGGACGGCTTCTCGACAAAGAGCCCCCAGGAGGCGACCCACAGCCAGAACTCGCGCTCCTTGTGCGGGTGGATCGTCAGGCTGTCCGCCTTCTCCGAATTGCGCTTGAAGAAGCGCGTCTTCGCCTGGCCGACATCCATGATTTCGAGGAAGGCGGAATAGGCGAGCAGTTCGATATATTCGTTCGGGCTCGGCGTCGCAGTCGCCACGAACTTGAAGCGGATGCCGTCGAAGAGCCGCATGAATTCGCGAAACGTCTTCGACCCGCCGAAGCCGCGCAGACACGCCGCCTCGTCGAGGCTCGCCGCGGTGAAGTGGCGCGGATCGAGCTTGCCATCGCGCACCGGCTCGTAATTCGTGATGCAGATGCCCGCTTCCGGCGCTTCCCCGATCGACTTGATGAAGGTCAGCCCATAGGACCGTTCCGGATGCCCTTCGCGCCAGGCGGCAAGGGCCGCGCGCTCGGCATCAGTGATCCGCTCATGCTGCCCGGTTTCCAGCATGGCCGCGTCGCGGCGGAATTCCTGCCGGACACCCAGCGGCGTCACGATCAGCCCGCGCCCGCCATGGCGGTTGAGAACGAGCCGGATGATTTCCAGCTGCACCACGGTCTTGCCGAGCCCGAAGGCCGCGAAGATTGCGCGCCGTCCGCCGGCGCAGGCCCATTTGACGATAAGGCGATGATGATCTTTGAGGATCGGATTGATATCCTCATCCGCCACCGCGAAGCCGGCTTCCTGCGCCAACTGAACCTTGGCTTTGAGGAAGGCGAGATAGGCGTCGCTTTCGATCGCCTCGGCAGACATGGGCGGCTTGATCGAAACGGTCATCTCACGCAGCCTCGCAAGCCAGACGGCCAGAGGTCACGAGACCCGCATGCACCGCACACCACGAACCCAGCGGCTCTTCCGTCGCCGCGCCGCAGCAGGGCGAGAACGGCCCGGCGACAGCGGTGAACGCGACAAGCGGAAACTTGCACTGCCCGGCTTTCAGATCGACAAAGGCAACCGTCGTTTCGGCGAGCTGATAGCGCGAAAGATCGTTGCGCTCGCCCTGCGGGAACAGCGGCGACACCGCCTTTTCGGCAACCGCCGTCTTGCGATCGATGACCGCCAGAAGCTTCTCGGCCTTGGCCTTCTCGATCGCTTGCGCCCGCGCCTGCAGCCTCTCAAGGCGTGCGGCGCGAGCCGGCTGCGCCATCTGCTGCCGTTCGCGCTTCACGGCGCGCTGACCATGCGGTCGATAAATGTCCGGTCTGCGATGCACGCGGCCAATCACCGCATTACGCGATTTCCCGACAGCCATCGCCACTTCTGTCGCGCTCTTCCCATCGTTCCAGAGACGAGAAGCAGTGGCATCTTCCTGTTCTGTCCAGCCGAACGTCATGGCTTTTCTCCGAGCGCCCGCAGCGCTTCCTGAAAAGCCTTCATCCCGGCGTTCAGATGGTTGACCATCTCGCGATCTTCGGTAGGCGTGATCTTGCCGTCGGCCAGCGCATCGACGATAGAGCCCGCCGCGTCGCCCGCCTTGCGGACAAGATCCATGGCATGACCGTGATTGATCCCCGCTCCGGTGCGCGATCCCGCCTCGACGATCTCGTATCCGATCTGCCCGGCCAGCCAGGCGAGAAGAACCGGCGATCCCGAAAGGATCATCGCATCGAGAACGACGTCGACTGGCAGCTGATCGTCATAGTGATCGGCAAGGCAGCGCGATATCTGCGGCTCCTTGAGCCTCGTCGCACCGGCCAGGCCCTTGCCGCCGCCGGCATTGCTGACGAGTGCCCGCAGCACCCGGCGGAGCTGCGCGCGCTGCTCGATGGAAGACGCCTGTTCGGCCATGGAGGACACCCTCGAAAAGATGAAGAAAGTCAACGAAATCCACGCGCCGGAAATTTCGGTGACCGGCGTCGTTTTGTCGGTAATGGTGCTGTCAGTTCAGCGGCGTACGCAGCCGCGCCTCACGGGATCACGGTGGACCACATGCGAGACGGAAAGACGATTGACTGGAACACGGGGGGCGGGCTGAGCCCCTATGCGCGGCTTGATGTTGCCGCCATCCCCTACCGGTCATCACACCGGTCAATGGGTGCTGACGGCCTTGCGAGCCGGACCAGACCCCCCTCTCCAGGTATTTGGTTGCAGGGGCGGGATTTGAACCCGCGACCTCGTGGTTATGAGCCACGCGAGATACCGCTTCTCCACCCTGACATGAAAAGTTCGAGGCCATCATTCGGCGGCCTCCGGAACCGAAAAGAACCAAGCGTCGTCCCACTGGATATCCCGCTCAAATGCGGCATCCCTAATCTTTTGCATTTCCTCAAGCGAGGGCGCACCGCCGTTCTCCCAGCGAGACACAGATCCTTGCCGAACGCCGGCCATGTCCGCAAACTCCTGTTGCGTGACCTTAAACACCTGTGTCCGGATGAATTTGATCTGGTTCATGCCGAACATGATTATTCGTTTTCGGATTTTATGCAAGCTGAAAAATATACGTCTTCGAATTTTGCCGCAGCGAGTGACTCGTTTAAGGTCTAACCCATGAAAAACGTTTCGAAAATGGTCATGGAAATCATGCACGCGACTGGCTGGACCCAGCAGCAGCTCGCGGAGAGAGTCGGCGTAGGACAACCCACCGTATACCGGTGGACACGAGGGGAAGGCTCTCGTGGAACTAATTTTGCGCGCCTTCAGGATCTCTATCATAAGATCGTTCAGTCTTCGACGGAGCCGCGTGAGGTTCAAACGTCGTCGAGCAATCAGACAGGCATCGAAATAATTGGTGCAATCCGAGCGGGAAACTGGCTAGATACCAGCCTCATCGATGAAAACCCTGACTTTCAGTATATTCCAGTGACACCAGACGAACGGTTTCCCCGCGCAAGACAATACGCCCTTGAAGTACAAGGTGATAGTATGAACCTTGAGTATTCGGAAGGAACGTTTGTCATTTGCGTAGATTTTTATTCGAGCGGCCTAGAAATGCGTGAGAACATGATCGTTCACGTCGAGCGAAATCGCGGACCGCTCCGCGAAATTACACTCAAGATGCTCAAGAAGCACGGAGATGGCTGGAGACTTGAACCTCGTTCTTCAAATCCTTCACACCGACCTATTATCCTGAGCGAGGGCGAAGAGACTGAGGACGAGGTGCGCATTCGCGGTATCGTTATCGGTGACTACAGACGCCGGTTTATTTAATTTTATCCGGGGCTTTCGGAAAAGCACCACCCATCTTAACCGGGTGTACCTGATTGATCTTCAAGTCTTTTTGACCGCCTTCTACCCTGCGCCATCCATTCATCAGCATGCACTGGCGCATAAAATTGTCGACTGCAATAGCGTTTCCGATCGCATTTCCGATGGCGGCGCCCGCAACGTACGCCTGACTTCCCATAGCAAAATAGCCTTGCTGCGCACTCGATGACATCAGGTTGCAACGGGCATTGGTCATTTCCAGGTTCGGCGGATTGGGAATGATAGGTTCGTAGGTGATGGTGGACTGACAACCAGCCAAGACGAGACAACCCAGCAAA